ATCTTCCATTAAGGTAGTGCTAGTATCAATTTTTCTTAATTTTTCTGCTAATTCATGAAAGTTCATATTAATTTCCTTTAATGCCGGGATGACGACCCTGTGCATGTGGTGTTAGTTTAACTTGTTTAGTTAACACACTACCCATGCCAGACTTGTCAGTTTCTTTAGATTGAACTTGTTGTCCATCTAGTTTAGGCATACCAGCAAATAATTGATCATTTACGCCCTTGTATTCTTCTAAATCATGTTTTTCTAATGTTTTAAGAAAACTCATAATCTTTTTGTCACCCACCATATCTTGATAATCATCGGCAACATATGGAGTATTCAACAATGCTTCATCTGGGTTTTTAGTTTCTGTTGTTTCTAAACCATGCATGTACTGAACGTTTAATTCTGTTTCTTGTTCTTCGCCTAGTGTACGAACAACAATGTGTTTTTCTGGAATACCTAGTTTTGTACGAATAACATTGGCAATTACAGGACTGATTGTTGGGTATGTTAGTGCAACATCAAACACAGTTACTTCCTGGAATTTGACATTAGGAAAGTCAATTGGGCTTTCTTGGATTGGTGTACGCTTGGCATTTTTAATTGCTTCGACGTTAAACTGTGACAATGCCGCTTTTAGATTTGTTGCAAAATCTGCTGGGATGTCACCCGCAATTTTAACCTTGTATTCGTAGGTTTTCTTGCTTTCTGTTAAGTATTCTTTGTATGATTTCATATTGGCTTCCATCATATATTTATTTCATTTTCTTTAATTTTTCTATTAAGCTGTTACGATCTGTGATAATAACACCCTCTCCAGAAATATTAATCCCGTTGTCGCCATCAGTAGTTTCATTATCCAGTTTTTGCTTTTTCAACTGCAAATCTATCATTTTCAACTTCTTATCTAACTTGGCTGTTTTAGCTGTAATAGCATGTCCTAGCATACTGGCCGCTACTTCAAACATACGAGCACTATAACGTGCTTCTACGTTCATGCCTAAATCCATGATATCTTCATAAGCATCTTTGGCTTTTTGTGCTAGCTCGTCTAATTCTGCATCGCCCATATCGCCCAGCCCTTTAACTGCTGGAAGTGCGGCACTAATTTTATCGAACTCGTTGATATCTCTTAGTAGTGGCGGAACTGCTGGCGGAATTTCTCGCTTAGTTTCTTCCGTTTTCACTACCTTTTTGCTTTCAGGTAAATTGAGGATTTCTTCAAGTTTTTTAGTCATACTTTACTTATCTTCCTGTTTGGCTGAATAGATCATTTTCATTTAGGACTCTAAACTTAATACCCTGCTGTTTACACCAGGCACTTGCACTGGCCCACTTGGCTTGATTTTTTATATACTGTGCTTGATTATACTTGTTCTTGCCCACACGCTCTAGTATTGCTTGACTTGCCGGTTTAATTTCAACAAGCTCAGTGTGAACTTGTCCTAGTTTATCAATGTACTGTATGAAAAAATCTGGCACATAAACTGTTTGCTTACCGGTAAGCGGATCTCTATAAGGTATTTTAACTGCTTCACTTGCCCATTTTTGTACACTAATATTAGTGTCACAAAAATTCATAAAGCTCCATTCCCAACTTGATCGATAGGTAGGTATTGTTAGACCCACATATTTCTCAGGGTGTTTCATTACAAACTTACCTTTTGCAAATTTATTAGCCATTTTAAACTAGTATGTTTCTAGATTCAGACGGACTAGTTACTTGATTTACTCTATACCCTAATAAACTTGTATTTTCTCTGTAAGCGTTCATTACTTGTGTAATTACTTGTGTTAATTGTAAATCTGTGATAGTTTTTAAACTATCTAATAATTGAAAAACATTAATTCCGTCTATACGTGCTTGATTCAACATGACTATGCTGATAGTTCTTGCACTGTTAATGTCAAATCCTCTTTTTTGAAAAAATCCAATAACTGCATCTATCTCACCAGCAGGAAAACTAACCGCAGACTGATAATACTTGTCAAAGAATTGTCTAACAATAGTTGAACTATCTGTAGTTTCAGTGATAGGTAAATTTGTTTGATTCATTATAACACCACTGGTTTAGCAACTGTTTGTGTCGAATTGCTTTGTGTAGGCACTTGAACATTGGATGCATTTCCACCCGATGCAGGTGCTGTTGAAGAAACGTTAGTTAGTCCACTAGTTCCAGAAACAGACGGAACACTACCATTAGTGTTTTGATAGTTTTTAACTGTTTGTATTGCATTGTTAAGAATGTCTGTTTTATTATCAGCAGTTGTTCCGGCGTCCAACAAGGACGGTGATGTATTAATATCTAAAATACTACTAGTAGAATTTAATCCTAGTAATGGACTAGGAGTCTGATCATAATTTTGAGTACCAAATCCTTCAGGATCTCCAGCAGTTACAACTCCTGATCCATAATCAACTGCTTCAAATGCTAGTGTCATTAGATTATCATGCGGTTGTGAACTTTGAGCATAGTCAACTGTTTCATGACTCCAGCTGGTAATAATAGGATTAATAAGTTTGTAACTTACATACTCTCCTTGAGCCATTTGATACAGGGTGATGTAATTAAAAAACGATTCAGTTGCGCCACTATCTAAGCCATACGCACTACGTATAAAACTAAAATTTCTAGTTGCCGTTCTATTGTATCCGCCTGCTAGGCTTGCACTAGCGGTATCTGAATAGTAATAGGTAAAATAATTTTGCCACATTAAATTAATTAAACCCATGTTATCATCATGAAATTTAATTGTAGCGTCTTCGTAAGTTACCTTTTGTTGTATATTCTTTTTACGATTATACTGATTGGCCTTATCTACTGTCATAGTAAATTTAGGAAGGGTAACATTTTTAACTAGCATACCTAGCACATTTTTATAATTAGATGCTAATACTGGTGTTCTAAGTGCATTAGGATTAATACTAATGGCCACGTGGAATAAGAAATTTTGTTTAGGACCGTATACTTGATTATTATCAGTAAACATCCGCGCGGCATGTTGCCAGTCGCGAAGGTCGGGACCTATAGTGTTGCCAAGATATCTAGTTTTTGCATTTGCCATATTATATTTATTTAAATCATTAACTACGTAGTTAACGATAAGCCATGAAAAAGCTCGCCTGAGCGAGCTTTGTTATTAACGTGTGCCTTGACCGCCACCAGTTGCTAGTGTTCCTGATGTATTTGGACGTACTGGGCTTGAAGATCCAACACCTGAACCGCTTGGAGTCTGTACTGCATTGTCCATTTGGATAGTTAGTGTAATTTCTGCTGGGCCTTGTTGACTGTAATCGATAGCTTCATAGTTAGCCTGTTGCACATAGCAACCATAGCATTCCCATGTTTCTAAAACGTTTGGTGTGCTTGCGCCGTTACCACCGTCTAACATTTCGATACGTAATGTAAACTTGTAGTCTTGTCCGCTAGCGGCACTAGATTGCTCATAGAAGTCGAATTGCTTTTGCATTTGTTCGCCAACTAACTTGCTAACTGCGCCTGTGCTGTCGTCACGTAGTTTGATCTGGATAGTTTGCCATTTAGGTTTACCAGCATAGTGAATCTGGCTGTTGTAAATAGGAATAATCTGATCTTCAAACTGCACGTTAGGACGAGCCGCTGACATAACTTGTTTAGTTAGTTCAGTAGTAGGTGTACTAATGCCAAAGTTTTCAAAGCTCACTCGAAAGCGATACTTCAACTTTGGCATCAACATGCCTTGTGATGTAGCACTTTGGTCTGACGCTAAAGGTACTGTAAAATTTGATAAAGCCGCTATTGCCATGTTATATGTTCTCCGTTATGCTGTTAGACCTTTGATTGCGCCCGTATTTTCTAAACGCAATGGAATGTAAATGAATTCCGCCGCTTTTACTGGTTCAATTGCTACGTCAAGATGTAACTCGCTTCGATCTATACGTGCAGGAGTATTATTTGTAGAATCGCAAACTACTAGGTAATCATAGATACCACGTTGTCCAACTAATTCTAACAATAAACTTTCTGCCGCATTTTTAATTTCGTTACGTGTAATTGTATCATTTGGTTCAAATACAAATGGTTTAGCTAATACTGTAAACTGACGACGTAGGAAAATTACTAAACGTGCTACGTTAATACGATCCAAGCTACTTGCCGCTAATTGACGTGTGTACTGTCCATATGCAACAAGACCTGTTCCGCTGATAAATGTTACAGGGTTAACGTGAATTGATGCTAGTGTGTCACGTTGTCCAGTGTTTAATGCGACTGATTGGAATGAACCTGTTGAATCAACATAACCAACTGCTGAAGCATTTGTAATTCCACCACGACGTGTACCTGCTGGTGCAAACCATGGATAAGAAACGTTATCACTTAGAGCGATTGTGCGTAACATCATGTGGCTTGGAGGTACAGCAATATTGTTTCCGTTATTGTCTGTGGTGTAACCCCATGGATAGTAGATACCTAAATATGCATCTGTTGTTGTTAAACCTTGTTCACCGTTGCCAGCCGCTTTAGCTGTATTGTTACCCCAGTTCGCTAAACTTGTAGCATCTGGTGTTAAACG